ACATAACCAGAACCGTCGTTGGCAAATGCACCCTCAATTGCGATGTAGGTTGCAACGTCGCTGCTCGAATGGTTGACGCGGCCCTGCAAGCCGTCAATTCCGCCGAACATCGTGTTCTGGTTCAGCGTGAAGGCGTTAACAATCACGTTCAGCGTCAACTCGTCCGAGATGCCGAACGGCCACGCTGCACGAGCCTTAATCGTGTAGGTGCCAGGGGTGTTCTCGATGCCCGCAACAGTTCCAGCCGATGCGGCGGCGTTGTAAACGCCGGCGGTGCCGGTGTAGTCGTAAAAGGCGTAGCTGACACCCACCAAGTCGGAATCAACTGAAAGAGTCGTGCTCCACAGCTGGCCCTGGTCGACTGGAGCGGGATCGGAACCACTAAGAATCGGCTTGCGGATGTAACCCGCCTCTTCTGCTAAAGGACGGCTGTTGATTTCAAGCTTTTGGTCTGTGGTGTTGTACGAGAGCACAGCATCGCCCAGGTAGAGCGAATTGTTATTCAAGTACAGATCACGCCATTTGTTGGTAGGGGAGCCCAGGTCGCGGGTCGCGTCGCCGTCGGGAATCAGGTCGCTGTTGACGCTGGTGGTCACGCTCAGCTGATCGGCGGTCAGCGTGGTGCCGTCAAACGTGACGTTCGGGCTGCCAGCAAACGCTCCAGCGTTATTGAATTGGACTTGGGTGTCGGCGCCGCCAGGGACTCCAGAACCGCCGCTGCTAACGACTTCGGGTTCGTAGGCGGTGACTGCAGTGACAAGCGTCGGGAAGTCACCCACAGGGACTTCAAACTTGTTCCGTGAGGCTTCGCGGGCTGCTGTGATGCGGGCTGGGCGGAAACTGACGGTGCCTTCGACGCCGTCCACATACAACGTGATTAGATCGCTGCCGATGTCCAGGTTGGCCAGCGCGTTCGGGTTGATCAGCAGCAAATCGGCCAGTGGCTCGGACATGCCGGCTGTACGCATGGAGACGTACAACGTGTTGGCCGCTCCAGTCGCCAGGTTGATGAAGGGACCTGGGGCGGATGTTTCCAGGCCGATTACATCGGGCTCGTTTATTAAACTAAAGTAGATGCCTGGTGTACCAGAGAACTGACCCGAGGCGACGGTAAACAGTTTGCAGTACGCGACGCTCGAACCATTAACCTTTCGGCCTGGAACGATCTCGTGATACGCCAGATTGAAGCTCACGGCTCATGGCAAGAAACGCTAAGCCAAGCTTAACGGCCCTATTTCGAGCCAGGGCTTCTACTTTTTTGTATCTGAATTGCTGGTCCAGGGGGCGTGAATGCTCATGCCCCCTCCAAGCAAACGGCTGTCGCCCGTTTGTAACTCTTCGTCAATTGGCTCATCAACGACAACAGGGCCTGCTGCTTCTGGCTGGGTTTTATGCCAGTCCTCGACGGCACGGTCCAGGCGGGGTTTGAGGGTGGCTTGGAACTTGAAGTCCTTTGCCGCTTGGTGGACGTGGTCGCGCCAATCCCTCGTGCTGTATCGCACCAGCCAGGTTGTGGTCAGGACTTTTTTCGGGAGATGGCGTTGAGGAGGCTGATAACCAGTTGGATCCAGCTGTTGCTGCGGATGGGCAGCAGGGTCAGGATTTCGCTCCCGGCGGCAGCCAGGATTGCGACGACAGCGATAGTGGTGGCGTCCATTAGAAGTACTTCTCTAGGTACAGCTTATTGGGTTAGTTCTCTCTTTAGGTGTTCTAGTAGCGCTTTTTCGTGTGGCTGCATCCCGGCGCGATCTTTAAGCTCCAGCTCGAAAACCCGGAGGCGCACGGTGCGTAAATACACCTCGTCCACCATGCTCCGCACTTCAGACGTCTTCGCATAGCGCATTTCCACGCCTAAAACAGCGCCGGTCAACGTCACAAACAGGCCGATCCCGATCGCAAACGATTCAAGACCTAATAATGTACTATTCTGGCCTTGGTTCGGGGGTTCCATTGCGCTCTTCGCGTAAGCGTTGGATGAGGGAGACCTCCTCCCCGACATCCAAGTTATCGGGAAGAACTTCACCCCGTTGGAGCACCCGAAGGAATGTTTCGTCCGACAAACCTCCACGAGCGTTGATCTCGTTAAGAACTGCAACGTCCTGACCGATCAGACGGTAGAAATCAAACTCCCGATCCAGCACGATTCTCGGGGCTTCAACTCCCAAATACGCCGCTGCTAGCGCAAATGCCTCGTTTAGGGCGCTTTCAAGCTCTAAAGACAGGATTGCTAGGACACTATTGGCTTGGGCTTGGTCGACGCGCTTGGCGTCTGCTGACTCGCCCACAAATTTTTGACCGAGCAGCTTGGTTACGCCGAGCGTTGCCATCTGTTGCTCAAGTTGCTCAATTTCGGCGCTCTGAGACGCAAAACTGCTCGCGTCTGACTGGATGTAGTAAGCCTTGTGGCCCGGCTCCATCGAAATACCGTAGTTGGGACCAACCGATGCGCTAGATGCGTCCTCGTCCCAGCCCTCAAGCACCAATGTCGGCATTGCCGCGATGTGCAAAGCGTGGATTAGGTCGGCTTGGCGCTGGTAATGCGTGATGTTCAGGGAGGCGATGTCCTGGAGCGGCGGTTTGCTCAGCAGCATCCCCTCACGGGACGCGTAAATCGGCACTAGCGGAATTTCTTCGATGCTCAGAGTGCCGCTGGTCACCACGTTCTCTTCTGGGGTGCCCTCCCCACGCTCGTATGTCTCAAAACGACCGGGGTAAATCACGGTCATTTGCTCGATCTTGTCCTCGCCAAACTTGCCCGCTGGACGGGTGATCACCTGGTAAATCCGCACCTGCGAAAGTGGGGCGCTGGGAAGCGTGTTTTCCTGCCGCCAACCCCAAATCTGTGGGGCGTCAATGTGGTTGAAGTACGGGCGGCGGCTAAGCGCTCGCTCCTCCGCCAGCGTTAGCGCTCCAGGGGCGTTGGGGTAGTCGACCAAAATGGCGCTGTGCCCGTAGGTCAGCGTCGAAATCATGGCGCGACGGGCGTATTCGTTTATCGAAGAGCCCAGACCGTCGACGTTACGGGCAAAATCTTGCCAGTACTCGTCCCCAAGCACACGGATTGGACGGCGCAGGACTAGGCCGGCGGCGTTCTCGATGATCCGGATCGTGAATGGTGAGAGGACGCTGCGCCGAATACGCGCTTTCCAGGCTTCCTCGTCCTCGCGGGGCTCTTGAGGCAGGTAGATCGGGGCGTTTAGACGGATCCAGTCGCTGCCGTTCGTTACGGCTTCCATGATTCGCCAGCCGTCCGACATCGCTGCGACGTCGTTGTCCCGGTAAAACGGGTCGTCGGTTGCCGTTGACCCAGACAGATACCCGGAATACGCTGTATTGCTAAACGCAGGGCCTGGATACACGGCTATCGACCTGGATTTTGTTAGTAGCAGCTTACAGCAGCACGAGTTGATTACCAAACTCGATAGCTAGTGCCGCCCGATTGGGTGCTTTTGTTTAAGTTGAATTTCATCAGACATAGGTAGCCGAGAGCATCGAACAAATGGTCTACCCCAAGCTTCTTGTTGGGCATCCCGTTGGCGTCGTAGGTAAGGGTGCGCAAGGATTTAATCGTTTCCTTGCAACGGGGGTGAATCTTGAGACGCCGGACGTCATTACTGTCTAATACAGCCGTGTTGACACAGTTCACCTTGTCCCGGACTTTCCAGGGAGAGCGGGGACTGCTTACCTTTATGCCGCCCTTGCGAAGAATAGCGTGGTCCGTTAAACCAACACCAGCTGTCTTCCTGGCTGCACCAGTCGGATCGGGTGATACGTCCTTACGACGCTCCAGGCCGAATTTTTCGTTGATGGCCTCGACCATTTCCCATGTTGTCGAGTTGACCATAACAATTTCGTCGAAGATGTGGAGTTCATCTTCTACTCGAACTGCGCAAACACAGCTCATATTATCAATGTTAAAGTCCAAGCCGAGGTAAAGGGTGAGTTCGGGGATGTCCTTGACGGTTTTGTCGATGTTGTCTTCGGAGAAGTTGACGGCGACGAGGCCGGAAAGGTTCTCGAAGGAGGCTTCGAACTCTTGGCGAAAGGTGCGGGGGTCGAGTTGGGAGCGGGCGGCTTCGACTTCCTCGGCTGGGACGTTGCCGCCTTCAATCGTGGTATAAGACCAGCGCTTCCATAATCCGCTTGGGTCTTCTTCCGCGTAGCACCACAGGTCGTAAAACCAGCTCGCCGTTCCATCCGGCGTTGAAATGAATAAGGCCCAGCCCTGCTTGTCGGCTAGCGCGGGGCGGAGCACTTCGAACCAGACGCCGGGGTCCATAAAGGCAGCTTCGTCCAGCACCACGCCGCTCAAACTGCGACCGCGAAGCGCCATGGCGTTTTCGGTTCCTTTCAGCTCGATAGTTGATCCATTTACGAGTTCGAGCTTGAGGTCCGTTTCGTTTTTCGCTTTTATCCACGCTTTGGGCACCAGTTGTTTGAGGACCTTCCAGGCGATGTCTTTCGCCATGCGGTAGGTGGGGGCGCAATAGAAGAAGGTTTCGCCCGGTTTGTCGATGGCACCGCGTAGGAGTTCGATGCAGGAGAGATACGATTTGCCGAAACGGCGGCCTGCTACAAGGACCCTAAAGCGCTCGCGGCTGTTGAATACTGCGCCTTGCGCTTTTCGTAGCGTTAGTTCTGCCGTTCCAGCAGGCATTTAGGTGAGGAGGGCGAGGAGTCCGGCTAAGCATACAAGGGCTAGCACAGAAGAGATGATGTAGGCGGTGTGGTCGGTGGGGTCGAGGCGTTGTGGCGCGGGGCGAGTCTGTTGGGGTGGCTGATACGTGATCGGTTCGGGGACGGGGCGAACTGGGTCTGGAGAAACTATGCGCAGGGTTGAGACGCTGGTGGGTTGGCGGTACACCGGAAGGGATGAGTTTCGGCGCATGTGCGGACTTACCCAGACGATCTTTCCGTTTGACATGCGGCGGTAGTGGCCGCGCACCAGGCTGGGGCCGGTCTTTCGGGTGCGGGTGCGCCAGGTGGTGCGCCAGCCCCAACTGCGTCTGCGGTAGCCCATTAGTTGCGGCGCTCCAGGCAGGTGGTGGTGTACTTGGTGGGTTGGGTGCAGGTTGTGGTGATGCGCGTGGGGGTGCTTCGGGTGGTGGGGGTGCAGTAGTTGCCGTAGCGGTAGTAGCCCGGTGGGCAGAGGCCCTGGCCGCTCCAGGGCACTGCTGTTTGGGCGAGTAGCACAATAGCCAACATTGTGATGCTGTATTTTTGGGGGGCTTGTTTTAGCGTAGCACAGAATGAACCCCTCCCCCCTGTGCTAGGATAGACAAGAAGCCAGTTGTATCAGTAGGTTCCCTACCCGCCACTGTGCCACACAAGAAACCGACCACCACCCCCGCTTCGGCCGCCCCGATCCCGCCAATCCCGTGCTAGGGTAAAGGGGCAAACGGTTCACCCAAGGCCATGCTCTTCAAAGTTGTTGTCAGCCTCATCGATCGCAGCAACCGCCCCAGCGGTGCGATCATCGGGTTCTCTTACAACGTGCAGGCAGAATCAGCAGAGCAAGCCGAGGCCATGGCGACAGCACGCACAAACCAGCTCCATCAGCCTGGCCTTTACTTCATCGAATCAGTAAAAGACGTAACTCCTACAGTCTCTCGCTACTGATCAACAGCAAAACAAAAGCCCCGCAACTGCGGGGCCTTTTTTGTGCTCAATCTTCGATCTTGATGTTCAGGTTGGGAACGTTAATCTCTAGCGCCTGCTGACCCTCTCCTGCTGCCCTGCCGATAGCGTCCATCAGCTGAGCCGCTGATGTCAACTGGTTCTTGCGCAGCGCTTGGTTCACGGCTCGGAACCTCATGGACATGAGACGTGCAAGTATAGTCTCACGTTCCAGCTCGAAATCTTGCTGGTTCATTGCGCACACCGCTCGCCAGTCACGCCAGGCCGTGGTTTCTGCGATGCTTTCACGTTCAGCGTGCTCTAAGACCAGCTGACGGCAAGGCAGGCCACTGAGCTGGGCTTTGTACAGCCTTTTCTGCCGCGCTTCAATCACGGCGTCTGGGTTCCTTTTACCGAAGGGTCTCTGGGTTCCTTTCAGTTCTTCAGACTCACTCACAACGCGCCGGCTGATTTAGGTTCAATCTACCCAAAAGCACAGCAACAAAAAAGCCCACCTGAGCGGTGGGCCGTGAGGCGAGCGCAGCGAGCCTCACTAGGCGGCGACCAGCTGCAGCGCTGCTGCCGCACGCTCTACGAACTCGGCAGCCTGGCGACGACTGAGCGAACCAGCAGCCTCATCCTTCGCCAGCGAGGCCTGAATCCTGAGGTTTTCAATCAACGCATCGGCCAACAGCGTGCCGCTGTAGGCGTCGACCCGCAGGACGTCGCGATCACCGCCGAACTTGCCACGTTCCAGGCTGATCCCGTTCAGGCCAACCCAGAGCGTGTCGGATTCTTCAATCCGGAACATCCGTTCTGTGACGTGCTCGGTGGTGGGTTCTTGCGTGCCACCACTGCGAACGGTAGTGGTTTCGATGATGCGGGGCTGGTGGAGGTTTGCCATGGGTTTTCTCCTATGGGTGGGGAAGGATGCGAGCCGGGCTCTCGGCTCGCTTGATCTGTACTGTAGCAGAGAAGGGGCTGTGTTGCGAGAGCCGTCAGGCTCTCGCTTCGAGCGCAGCGAGAACCGAACGCGCCAGGTAGGTCATCGCGTGGTTGACCAGCGCGGTCTTCATGTCGTCGGGCGTTTCGACCGTGTCACCCTCCAGCAGTTGCAGCCGGCTTGTGCAGCCGAACGCGCCGCACGCTTCATCGGCCCAGTGCAACACAGAGTCTTCATTGCGATCGTAGAAACGGATCAGGTCTCTCGTGTAGCACTGATCAAGGTTGACCCAGTCGCTCTGCTCGTAATTACAGAGCCCAGACTCGGAAGGGTCGGCGTGCTCGTAACGCTCCAGCAGTTCCGAAACGCAGTCGTCGTCACAATCCCAGTCCTCACGCTCCAGCACGTAGCGCAGCGAGTCGTAGTCGCAATCCACAGACTCCCGCTCGCACCAGCCGCGGTAGATCTCCCTGGCGGAATCGCTCAGCGATTCCCAGCCGCTGAAACACGCGCCAGGGTCGAAACGGTATTCCTGCAGGTAGCGGCTGAGCCTGGCATAGCCAGGCGATGCCGCACCTGCATGGTGCTCAGACCAAAAAAGCCACGATCCAGCCACATAATCGAAACGCTCGCAGTCAAGCGTGGCGGTTGCTAGTTGCATTGGGTTGCTCCTTAAGGTGGGGTAGCGGGTTTATTGTATCACACCTTAGCTACGGTGTGAGGCGCGCCAGTTTCGGCGGTGAGCTTGTCGGCAAGCTCCCACGCTGCGGTGGGATCCTGCGGCGCGGGAATCAGCTCCCACGCTCCAGCCCTGACAATCACAATCACGGTGTTCTCCTATGGGTGTGGTGGAACCCTGCCATCGTATCACAGGATCGGCTGTTTGTGGGGGCGCCAGCCCCCACGTCCCAAAATCCCCATTTCTCCCAAAATCTCCAAAATCCCCATTTCTGTGATACGGTAGAGAGGCTTGGGCGGTAGCAGCCGCTCCAGCGTCCCAGCCACTGAGCACCCCATGGCCACACAGATAGAAATTCAGCAGCGCCAGAGTTACGCGCGTTCGCTGATGGAAGCCGGGCTACCGCAGGCCCGTGTTGCAACCATGATCAGCGCACGCCACGGTGTCAGCCGCTCCAGCGCTTACCGCGACATTGAAGCGGCACACGCGGAAATGGAAGCCTGCGATCACGGGCCAGCCGCCGATGAACTAACCGCTCCAGCCCCTGAAGAAGTGGAAGCCCTGCTAGTTCACCGCTTAACCGTCGCGTGCGCAGCCGGTGAGGCTAAAGACGTCGCCGCGCTGATCAAATCCCTGGACACCGTAAAGCGCTGGCGCGGAACGGGCCAGCCTCACAGCGCATGGGCGTAAGTCTCGCGCGACTCAACCTGCAAACACTTAACGATCCAGCCAATGAATCCCACTGTTGCCGTGCTGAGCGGTTCCCTGATCATTCGCCTAACGCCGAAGCAGCTTCAGAACCTGCTTAAGCAATGGCAAGAGGATGGGCAGCCGGGCGATCAATTAACGTTCCAGCTGGTCAAACCTGCGCAGTGATCAGGTGCTTCGGCCGCTCCAGCTCAGCCAAGGCTGCCGCGTAGGCAGCCTGAGCCTCGGCCTGGGTGACAAAGCTCCCTAGGTAGTGGTTTTTGCCGCCATGCCGAATCCGGGCCTGCCAACGGCTGCCGTCCGGATACGCGCCAGCCCTGGCCCTGCGCGTGTTCAGCTTGTTTCGCCTATTGGTCAGCTCCCGTAGGTTCCACCAACGGTGGTTGTAGTGGTCGCGGTCGATGTGGTCGATTTCATGAATGGGCCACGCTCCAGTCATGAATGCCCAAATCACCACCGCGTAGGGATGGCGGGCCTTGCCATGAATGGAAAGTTGGTGACTGCGCGTTGAATGGTTCCCGCGTAGCACGCGATCGTTATCGCGGCGATGTAACGCGCCAGTCAACGGGTTGTAGCTGTACTTCTCCCAGAGATACTCGACGGGAGGCTTCTCGTTTAGAGTGCTCATGGCAATCGGGTGCTTCGGTTGTCCGGGAACGGGAGGCTGCTACCTCGCCGTTCCAGCCATTCTACATCACATGAATGGGGCTGGGTCTTGTGAGACTCGACCTATGAATGGGCCAAATCCTCGAAATACCGGATAGCCCTGTCTTGAAAGCGCGTTTCGGCTCCTCGCAGTTCCAGCTCTGAAAGGAGACGCACCTGAGGCGCTCCAGAGCGGCGCGCTACCACGATCGCCCCAGCCTCTGGCTTGATTCCGGTGAGGTGTTTGAGCTGAAGGCTGTAAGCGCCTAGTTGGTCGATGTAGTTGGAGAGCATTTCTTCGCTTCGGGCGTTCTGGCTTGTCTTCCAGTCGCAGATCGTCAGCGTGCCAGCTACATCCACGAGGGCATCGCACGTTCCAGCCCAGCCCCCGGGGTGAAAGCCGCTGAATTCCACCGCGTGGATAGCCGTCACGTTCTCAACGATCCAGCTCCTTAAGCCCCTTGCATAGCCTGATGCGTGCCAGGAGACCCTTGGGGCGCCCTCTAAGGCCCTTTCAAGGCCCCATTTGGTAATGGCGGGCGGGCAACGCTCCAGGCCGTCCTCACGGGCCTTCCAGACGCCTCTCTTGTTAGCGGTCTGCCTTGCCAGTTTCGCTCCGACCTTGAGGAGATACTCCGCGCTGTTGTGGGCGGTAGTACCCCTGTTCGCTGCGAGGTCGCGTTCCTGCGTCGAGCCAGGGCGTTCCAGCCACCTTGAAAGGGCTTGTTTTTGCCAATCGGGTGCTGTGGCCCCCAGGATCCGGGTTACTGAATGGAAAATTTCGCCCGTTTCGGGGTGGCTGTAGGTGCGACCTTCCTCGGAGTCGTGACGAACCAGCCTCCACTTGCGCAGCCCCGCTAATGCGTCCTGGGCGCTAGTACAAGTGTTCTCAGTCATTGATGAGGGCCTCTCCGCCCTTCGTGTGTTCTTCGATCCAGGCCTGCTGGAGTTGGTGGACTTTGGTTTCGATCAGGTGGGCGCTGGTGACCCAGCCGATCTGGTCGCCTACCCGGACTTCAACGCTCCCGTCGTCTAGGAAGTTGGTTTCAGTGGGTGGGAGGGTCATTAGATATACGTTCCCAAACTAATAATACCTAAAGAGAAGGGGCCAGGCAAGCCTGACCCCCACCCTTGTTTAGTTATTACTTAGCGCCGCCGAAGGGGTTGCCGCCTACTAGGAGCTGCTTGATGTCGTAGCCGTCTTCCTGTGCTTTAGCCCAGGCGGCGTCGATCTGATCGCGGGCTCCTTTTTTGATCGGTACGGCGCGGAGGCTGTAGCTGATCGGGGCGGTCTTGCCGTCACGTCCCAGGCTGAAGTCCCACTGGGTGAGGTCTTCGTAGTCTTCCATCGAGACGATGGAGTCCAGCTCGCGGATCAGAGTTTTCTGGGTGAACTGGACCACCTGAATGGTCTCGGTGTCGTAGTTGTACGCGAAGAAGGCCAGGCTGAAGACGACCTTGTCGGGGGCGGTGCCCTCGAAGTTCAGGCGGCGGGTGTACTCACCCATCTCGGCGTCGATGTCGCTGGGGCTGGGCTCCTCCACGAAACGGAAGGGCTTGGCCGCGCCATCGGGTGACTCGCCCCAGACTTGCCAGAACTCCAGCGGCTCCTCGCTGACGATGTGGAAACGGGCAGGCTCGCCGTCTTTGATGTTCTTGAGGCTCAGGTAACCGCCGCTCGATTCCTTCTGAGCGGTTTGGGCTTTTCCTTTGGCTGAAAGACCGAATTTCATGGTGTTGCGCTCGTCGCGCTGGTCTTGAACTCGTTCAAACTAGCACACGGTCAAGGGGTTGGCAATGGGGCTACCATAGAAAAAGTCCCCAGGCACCGACTGGCACCTGGGGAACTGAACCACTCAACTCCTCTAGGACTCTACAGCATGTCATTTGAGACTGCAGTTAAGGCTTGGCCTGCTCACTGGGCCACCTGCCCCGTCTACCGGAAGGACTACACGATCCAGCGGGAGGGCAAGCCTGATTACACGAGTGACGGCAAGGTGCCCATGGCCGCCACTCGCTACCAGAAGTACGCACCAGCCCGGTCGGCGCTGAAGGCGGATCAGTACCCAGAGATCTATTCGGCGGTGGGTGTGTGGTCTGGCCAGCGGTCGGGTGGCCTGGTGGTGCTCGATGTGGACTCGAACCTCGGAGCGCTCCAGCTCAAGTGGGGTGAGGATCTGAATGGGCCGAGCTGCACCAGCACCAAACAGGCGGCGGCCAAGTTCCTGTTCATGGTTCCAGAGGATCTCTGGGACACCGTGGCGGATGTGAGCCATGAGGGTGGCGGCAAGCAGGGCTTTGAGGTGCTCTGGGGCCGCATGGCGGTGCTGGAGGGTGAATACCCCGGCAGTGAGCGCTACGGCGCTCCTGAGGGCCTCTACAGCCTCTCTGGCGACCTCTCAGCTATCCCACCTGCCCCGCAGTGGCTGATCGCCCTCATGCAGGAGTCCAAGGCCGAGAAAGACGGGCGCTCCAGCAGGAAGAGCAAGGCGCTGGATCCCTATCGCAGCCGCACTCGTGAGGATCGGGAGGTGATCGTTCAGCAGTGCCTGGACTACATACCGCCCCAGGGCATGGGGGAAGACGGCTGGTGGAAGATCGGCGCGATGGTGCACAGCGCTGACCTCGGCGATCGTGGTCTGGAGCTGTGGAGTGAGTGGAGCCAGCGGGATCAGGACTACGCAGGTGACTGGGAGAAGGGCGATCCGTGCGCCGAGCGCTGGGCCAACTTCAAGTCGGACGGCGGCTACGGCATTGGCAGCCTGATCAAGTGGGCGGATGAGTACGACCCAGCCCGCAAGCGATTTCAGGGGAACAGTGGTGCACGGATTGTGGAAGAGACGGAGGCGGCGACCGTCAGCTTCCGCCAGGACTACCTATCCGCTGAGGAGCTGATCTCCAAGGCGCTGGAGCTGGAGGAGACGATTGAGGATCCCGCTTACCTCGATCAGGCCAAGACGATCCTGGCTGCGCAGGGTGGACGGGCCAGGGAAGGTGCTCTGGCTGTTGATCGCCTGATTGATGCTCACCTGACGTTCAAGCGCAGCAAGGGTGGGAAGCCTGCTGATGTTTCACAGTTGGATGACAGCGGCTTTGAGTACCTGATTCCGGGGATCCTGCCCAAGCCGTGGTTGCTGCTGGTTCATGCCGATGGCGGTACGGGTAAGAGCGCCATGGCCATGACCCTGTGCAAGCACGTCAGCCAGGGCAAGCCGTTCAACATTCACGGCTCGATGGTGGACGTTCCAGCCGGTCGGTGTCTCTGGCTGAATGGTGATCAGAGCGAGCGGATCACGAAGCGGCAGTTCAACCTCATCGGCGTGGAGCGTGGGGTTGATGTGGTGGGTGAGTGGGATATGCAGTGGTATCGGCGCTTCTGTCGGATGCAGGAGGAGCGCAAGTACGACCTCGTGGTGATCGACAGCCTCGATGGCTGCAACGACTCCAACCCCTATGAGGAGAACCGGCGGGAGTATGCGCTGCCCTTGAAGCGCCTGGCGCGCCGCAACGGAGTGGACTTTCCCGCTTGCTCGATTGTTGTGATCCACCACAACAACCGGACTGGGGGCTTCAGGGGCACCAGCGCGATCAAAGCCGCTGTGGATGAGACCTGGAACATGCGGAAGGTAGACGCGAAGGAGTTAATGCAGATGGGGCTGCCGTTCAACAGCCGGATCATCACGGTGGAGAAGTCCAGGGATGACCGGGAGGGGCAGCAGATGGTGTTCAGCCTCATGCCGGATTACACCTACCGAATCGGTCCCATGCCGGAGTGCAAAACCCGGATTAAGGGCGACGGTCCAAATGACTACATGCTCGACGTGCTTCGCCTGATGCGGGAGTCCGAGCTGCCTCAGTCACTCGCTGACATTCGGGACGACAGCCTCATCGGTGGCAAGCACAAGGAGCGCGCCATCAAGTACGCGCTCCAGCGGCTTGAAGCCCAGAAGCTGATCGAACGGTGCGATCCACCCACTGGGTTGAAGTTCAAGGGGCGTCCGCCGGCTTACTACCGCGCCTTGGGTTATTCCGTTCCAGGGTTCAGGAAAAAACCCCTCGCGCAGGGGGAGTCCAATAAAAGTCTGTCTAAAGTCCAAAACCCAGTGACTGGAACGGTTTTAAACGACAAACCAGATTGTCTAAAGTCCGATTTTGTCGAAAGTCCGGGCGCTAGTACAGATGCACCAGGGACTTTAGACAAAACGGGACTTTCGACAAAACCGTTTGTCGTTAAGAACGACTGCGCTGGAACGGATCCGAGTTTTGACGCGGATTTAGACGGACACAGGGTGGAATCGACCCAAGAGGTGATGGAGGACGCCTGGCGCTGGGTCGAAGGCAGCTAACCGCCGGATGAGCGCACAAGACCTCAAAAAGTGGCTGGACCGCTGCGGGCCCGAGGCTCCGGCCGACCCAGTGGCCGGGGAAAACGAGGTTGTACGTTTTTGGTACAACCTCAGGCGCCGGCCGCCCGGGCCCGGGGGCCCGGACAATGAAACTGAAGGCGCTCCACGCCGCTGCCTGGGACGAGTTCGACCTGGATCTCTGACAGCAGAAAGGCGGAGCCGTAGCTCCGCCTCCCTTTGTTCTTGCGAACAGCCTGACGTTAACAATGTTAACCGAGCACGTATACAGATGTCTACGTGTTACTTACAGCTTGTTCGATTTAAATGCACTACAGGTTTCGGTTGTTGCCGCCTGAACCCAGTGCTAGCGTATGGGCCTGCCCGCGACAGCCTGACAGCGGCGAGGCAGGCGTAGGCGCTAAACAACTAAATGACACAACTGAAGCCCGCCGACAGTTTCGTCGTGCGCTCGTGGAACGGACAGACGATCCGTATGCGAGCAGGCCGTGTTTGCCTCACTGACCTCTGCAAGGCCGGCGAAACCGGCAGCGGCAACCCAATCAGGTTTGCTCACTGGTTTGAGAGCGACGCCACTCAGCGATTTCTCCAGCACCGCTCCGCCGTTACTGGCCGAGAGGTTTTCGCAATAAGCTCGGCTATTGACAACGCCGAAAATTCGGCACTAATCGTCCGCGAGTCAGAGCGAGGTGACGCTTGGGGCGACGAGGTGGTCTCCCTCAAACTCGCTGGCCGCCTTTGCACCGAGCTTGAGCACGAAATCTATCAGTGGTACGCGGAAACGCGAGTGTCCCAGGTGCGGGACACTCAGCCGCTTGCGTTAGCCCCTGCCCCTAATGAAGACCTGGCGTTTGCGGGCTTGGTCGCAACCATGGTGGAGAAAGTGGGAGGAAGCGCCAAAAATTCACTTGCCATAAGTTTTACGGCGCTCGCCAACAAGCACCCCGACTACAGACAGCTGTTTTTAGAAAACCAGCGTTTACTGTGCCCTTCAGCTGAAGAGTTTGTAAACCAAACTAAAATTCTGGAGGGACTGGAGAGTGAGATAACTGAGCCCATTGTTGACCACCTTACGGCTTTAGCCAAAGAAGCAGGTTTTATAACTAAGAAAGACAAAAGACAACTTGTAAACGCACTATTGTGCCAGGCAGGTTTACAGTTTCGTACCTCAGACAAAAGGCGGGGACAGGCCCCTTACGCACTTACCAAACAAGGCGCACGGTATGCAAGGGAGGAGACGCGCCCAGCCATGTATCAAGACGACGGGGCCTGGGTTCCGCAACTTTTGTGGAATTTTCAAGAGACGTTGGCTTTTCTGATTAGCTGGATAAACAGCAACTTGCAGCCAGTCTCTAGCCGTGGTTGAGTGTCCCGCACTTGGGACACTCAGCGGCCTACTTCCAAGGGATAGGCCCGTACTTCTCCACTAGCCCGGTGTAGATGGCGTGCTTTGGGTGGCTGTCGTGGTGGCGGCCATCCAGCCGGTACAGCTTTTCAATCCACTCGATACGACGCTCATCCTCGACGCGCCAGGCTGGTTCGTAAGCCACAATAGTGTGCTAGTATGGTGTGTACCTAAAACATTTTATGTAGTGCGCGAGATCAAGCTCCGTCTCGAAGAACCGACCATCGCCGCGCTCGATGCTCAAGCTGCCGTTCATAACGTCAGCCGCTCTGAAGTGATCCGCAAGTGCATCAGTGAGGCCGCACCAGCTACCAAGCTCGATGCCCAGGGCTACAACCAACTCGTGAGGGACGCCTATTCTTTTGTGGGCGGTGGAATGGATCGGCGGCAATTCGAGGGACTTGTCGCCTTTCTCTTCAACAAACTCGCAACCGTCAAGGTTTGAGCCAGCCTTGCTTGGCCATCTCGGCAACAACCTCCTGCTGGTGCTGATACAGCTGGATGGCCTGCAATGCGATACAACGCAGTTGCTCTACGTCCCGGCAGCCATCAAGCTCTCTACGCATCCGTTCCAGGGCAAATGCTGAGCTGGGACGCATTGGTCCAATGCCGTTCACCCATTGTGTCAGTTGGTTTCAAGAGATGGAGCATCAACAGAATCTTTACAGGGTTGTGGTCCGGGATCGGGAAACTGGCGACGAGCATCTTTGCCTTGTGCGCTGCAGTAGCAGTTGGGCTGCTGTGGTTAATTGCCTGGGGGTTGCTGACCGCGAAACTGCGCTTGTCTCTGTTGCTTCTGTCCGCGAAGCAGACGCAGAAGCAGCAGACTGCACCTAAGCGCTCCAGGCCGATGCGAACCGTCCAGCTGACATACATGGAGTTGGAATACGCGGAGAACACCGCTGCGGTCGTGCGGTTCACGGCCTACGCAAGAGATGGAAAAGCCGAGACCGTCAGGCAGTTCGCCTATGACGATTCGCCGGCGGGTGTGCAGGACTTTGAACAGGCTGTTCAGGTCGGAGTCGCCAACGAGCTGGACATGACGATCTTGAGCTGCTACTCGCCCGACTACTTCCCCGTGATTCAAGGAATCCTGGAGGACTGACCCCCATCCCCCTTGATCGTGTGCTACGGTATGGGAGTTCCAACCGGAGCCACCCATGCCCCAAGTTCAATTCCTCAGCGCTATCCGCAAGTTCCCCGACTGGATCGAGTTCGTTGCGGTCGTGCCTGACATGGTGCAAGTCGCACCAGCCACTCGCTGGGATCCCCCTGAGTTCGGCTCCGCGCAGTGCCGCGGCCTGCTCTCCTGGGATCCTTACGTCGATGGCGACTCTCTTGATCTGACCGATGAACAACTCGAAAGCCTTTGCCAGGACCCGTCGATCGAGTGGGAGCTGGACCCGAACGATTTTTAATAGCCTGCGCAGCCCTTACTTCTGGTTTGGGCTGCTTCTCTCCTACAACCTCTACGACTGGACCCAAAACCATGGCCGCTATCAAACGCATCAGCAAGTCGGCTGCGCAACAGCAGAAGAGCATCGGGAACCCGCCAACTATCCGGGAGAAGACTGGTGCCATACCTCTCCAGCAAACCCAACCTGCCCAGACCGTTCCAGCCTCACCGAATACCCCGGACCATGATCCGGTGGATCGTCCCAGTCACTACACGCAGGGCGACATCGAATGTCTGGACGCAATCAAGGCGTCCATGCCGCACGAGCAGTTCCTCGGCTTCCTCAAGGGGAGCGAGATGAAGTACGTCTGGCGCTACCAGCACAAGGGCGGCCTCGAAGACCTGAGGAAGGCCACCTTCTACCTGGCGCGTCTGATCTCTGAGGTGTCGGTATGACTCACGAGAAATCTGACTCCAAGATCACTCTGAGCGAGCGTGGAGAAGAAGTCATTTGTGTTGACAGGGAAGGCTTTCATTACAAAGGTCAGTTCATCGCTGATGCAGGCGAAGCGCATCGCCTGTTGGTTGCGTTCCTGAAAAGGCACACCACTGTCTGATCCTGTGCTACAATTCCAACGTCAACGAGGTTCATCCATGGCCCACAACGACCTGTTCCTGTCCACCACACGTCCCAACTACTACGAGTTGCTGCCGCAGATCGAGGCCGCGATGGCCGATGAGGATCGCACGATCCAGGCACGGCTTGATGCTGGCTGGGACGCTGATCCTGAGTACGGCTGGGCGTCGCCCGATGGCATCTCCGAGTCCGACTGGGAGACCGAGGGCTACCCCCTGCCTGAGGAGCCTGGCTTTGCCGAGTTCATGAAGACCTACGCACAGATCAACTGATCCCGATAGATCGGTAATTCAGGTTTAACTTTCTACATTCCGAGTCCACCCATGGCCGACTACAAAGTTCTGTTCGGCGTCGAGCATCTCGACGCTGTGAACACTTGCGTCTCTCTGGCGTTCGACACAGAAACGCTCCAGCTCCAACCTGAGAAGGGGAAGCTGCGCCTCATTCAGCTTGGCTGTGAGGCGCGTAAGACCATCGTGATCATCGACTGCTTCAAGCTCGATGCCGAGGGTTGGAAGAAGCTCCGCTTGTTCTTCAGCAATGGCCAACGCTTTTGGTTGGCGCATAACGCTGTGTTTGATCTGGGCTGGCTGCAAGAGCACGACATTTACGTCGAGGGGCGTGTGCGGTGCTCGATGATCGCCAGCCGCCTGCTCAACAATGGCGTGCCCAACATGAAGCACGGCCTCGATGCCGTCGCCAAGCGCTACCTCAAAAAGGAGCTGGACAAAGAAGAGCAGCGCTCGGACTGGAGCGGTGAGCTGTCCATCAGTCAGCTGAAATATGCGGCCGAGGATGTGATCACGCTGCTCCAGCTCGATCCAGTCCTGGATCAGCGGTTGGCGAAGGCTGCCCTGGCCAGAGCGTTTGCCATTGAGTGCAAGGCGTTGCCCGCCATGGCGCAGATGTGGCGCACTGGCCTGCCCTGGAACGCCGAGAAGCTTCAGAAGGTCAGGGAGGACTACGAGTACGACATCGAGCAGCTGGGCAAAGACTTCGTGCGGCAGCTTGATCAGGCGCTGCCCGAAGAGCACAAGCTGCCTCGCGATCCAGACGGCTCCTTCAACTTGCGGGCTAAGACCACTGGCTCCGTGCGGCTGGGCACCAAGCAACTGGCTGGCTTCAATCTCAACAGCCCGCGGCAGTTAGTCGATAAGTTCACGGTGCTGCTGGGCCGGCCTCCGGTCGATCCGAAGACAGAACGACCCAGCGCCTCTAGGGCAGCGCTGCGTAACTACGCTGCCGACCATGAGGTGGTGCAAATCTACTTGGCCTGGAAGAAGGCTGAGAAGCGCCGCCAGATGGTTGAATCCATCCAAGACAAGCTCGGTGCTGATGGCTTTGTTCGTGCCAGTTACCTTCAGTTGGGCGCAGATACGGGGCGGATGTCCTGTATTAAGCCGAATAATCAGCAGATTCCACGTGATGAAGCTTTCCGTTCTTGTGTGGAAGCTCCCGATGGTTGGCTCCTAGTTGATGCTGATTTCTCCGGCATGGAATTGCGCCTAGCGGCAGCTGTTGCCGAAGATCCGGTGATGACCGAAGCGTTCCAGGCTGGGCAGGACCTGCACCAACTCACAGCGGATCTGCTGGGGTGTGAGAGGCAGGTGGCTAAGTCCGCCAACTTCGGCCTGCTGTACGGCTCGGGTGCCAAGGGGCTTCGTGACTACGCCGGCGCGACTGGCATCACCATGACCATGGAGGAGGCCAAGAAAATCCGGGAGGATTGGCTAACGGCGTACCCCGGAATCCGCATGTGGCAACAGGCCAATGCCCGCGACGCTGAGAAGTCCGAGGGCAACCAGTGGGCCGAAACTCGGATTCCCATCTCCGGCTTCCGGCGCTTCCTGCCCGGTGACATGAACCGGCTGACCGTCCGTTGCAACACACCGATCCAGGGGGCTGGTGCGGCCATCCTCAAGGTGGCGCTGGCCAACCTCTGGGGTGAGGTCAAGAGCCAGGGTGAGGATGTGGTGAAGATCGCTGCTGCAGTACACGACGAGCTGTTGTTGCTGGTTCGTGAGGATCATGCGCAGTGGTGGGCCGAGCACCTAAAACGAGTGATGGAGGCGGCTGAAGCCAAGTGGTTGGGTGACATCCCGGCACTGGCTGAGCCCCAAATCGGTAAACGCTGGTCCGAGGCTCACTGATGAATTGCGCCGTCTACACCGTCGAGGGTGGCTACAAGCTTCAAACCCAAGCTGGCTCGGTGTACTGCACTAGCCTGTGGGAAGCAATGGACCTTGCTTACTCTCTTGGCGAAGACTGGGCGGCAGCTGGTCCTGGAATACTTGAGCCGGGAGACGCGGTTGGCATCCACGGCTGACCTTCAGCGCGCTGCTGAGTTCTTGGAGTGGAGCCGCTACGTCAGAAAGGGCTGTGCCAAGCAACGCGGCGCTTCGCGCCGGGCGCAGCTCAATGCGTGGCGTAAGGATTTTGACGCTCCAGCCGCTTGGTAGCACAGTGCTAAGATTGGTAGCACACGAGCGCAACGCATGGCTACCCGGCACGGGAATAAGAGCTACTTCCAGATCCTGCTGGATCCCAACCGGGCCGACCTGGTCATGCAGCTGTCGGACCAGGCAGGGGTTAAGCCCACCGCCTGGATCCGTGATGCTCTTTATGAGGTGCTGAAGCGCAAGCTGCCGTCGTCTGTTTACGACGAGGCCTTGGCCAAGGACGAGGTGACCTGGCGCGAAACCGTGCGCAAACGTGTAGAAGGGCGACTGAAAAACCGAAAAGACTCGAAAGAATCCACGGAAGCCTGACTACATTGCTACATTACGGGCTGCATTTTTTCAATCCGTGCGCTTTGGTGTCGGTGTTCACAACCCGCCTGGCTTCTACGTTCTCGCTCCAGTCAGTGACGGTGAAGCCCGGCTGCAGCTGACCTCCATCGAAGAAGACGCCTGCTCGTTTTCCAGCTTGATGTCTGCGATCATGTTCGCGGCCGTGGTCAAAAAAGACCACGGCTTTGGCACGCATGTCTACGTCACTGACGAGAAGTAATGGACAACCTCAGTCAGTACATCAACTCCATTGCCCGCTACCCGCTGCTGACCAAAACCCAGGAGATCATGCTGAGTCGTCAGGTTCGGGAGTGGCTCGACGCAGAGGAGCCGACGCCCCAGCAGGCCAGGATCGGTAAACGGGCTTACGAAAAGCTGATTAACTGCAACCTGCGGATCGTAGTGTCGATCGCCAAGAAGTACATGCCACGTGCCAGGCGCACGGAAATGTTGGATGTAATACAGGAGGGGAACATAGGCCTGGCGCATGGGATCAAGAAGTTCGATCCTGAGCGGGGCTATGCACTATCGACATACATCTATTGGTGGATTCGGCAGGGGATTACGCGCCACCTCAATTATCACGATCGGATGATTCGGCTGCCTTGTAATGGGGTGGATCTGCTGAACAAGCTGCGTTACTGGCTGCCGCAGTTCCAGCAAGAACATGGGCGGATGCCGACCCAGGAGGAGTACGCCGAGTATTTGGAGGTGTCAAAGGATCGGGTCAATGACTATCTGCGGCATGTCCACGACTGCACCAGTCTCGATCAGAGGGCCAGGAGCCTCTCGGATGATGGCTCTGCGCTGGTCGAGATGATCCCAGACGAGCGTGAACACCCGATGCAGTCGCTCGAATGGGCGATCGGTGTCGGCGCTTTGGATCTGCTGCTGGATCGTCTGCCAGAGGATGATCGCGAGATCCTAAAGATGTACTACGGGATAGGCGGGCATCGCACGCACACGCTCGCGGAAATCGGTAGAACATTTGGCGTGTCCAGAGAAAGGATTCGGCAGCGGCACAGCAAGGCTGTGCTGAAGCTGAGGATCCTTTCGACTGGTGCGTCGGTCGGAGAAGTCTGCAAATGAAACAGCGTTCAACCGCCGGCTGCCCCGAGTGCGGCAGCTCCAGGAGTTCTGTCGTCTTCACGAAAGACACGGAAGACGGTCAGCGGCTACGCCGCCGCCACTGCGCCCATTGCGAGCACAAGTGGTATACGGTCCAGCCACAGGAAAAGTCGCTGCCGCCGTGGGCTGTGACTTTCACTGGTAAAGGCTCCAAACAGCAAATTTTCTTACACCCGCAGGTCATCAATGCTTAATCCTGTATCACTTGTCTGGGCTACGCCGGACGCAGAGAAGCTCATCGCAAAGATGGCGCGCGTTTCGAATCCAGACAATCAAGAAAACCACGAGACGGCTCCTCGCTTGCTTCGATACCTCATCGAGCACCGTCACTGGAGTCCGTACGAGATGGCCTCGCTCTGCCTAGAGATCAAGACGGAGCGGGACATTGCCGCTCAGATCTTGCGGCACCGGAGCTTTTCGTTCCAAGAGTTCTCGACACGTTATGCCAGGACGGGGCCGGCTGAAGTTCCCAAGTGGCGGACACAGGATTTGAAGAATCGGCAGGCCAGTCACGATGACCTAGACCCCAAAATCGCTGAGCAGTTCGACTGGCAGACCTCAATACTGATGCGCAACATCTACCTGACGTACCAGGACATGTTGAACACTGGGATTGCTAAGGAGTGTGCGCGGCGGATCCTGCCCCTCTGCACGCCGACCACCCTGTTCATGAGCGGGACATTGAGATCGTGGATCCATTACCTCGATTTGCGGTGCAGTAATGAGACTCAACTGGAGCATCGTGAGATCGCCCAGGCGGCTAAGTTGATATTCGCAGAGCAATTCCCTGTTATTGCGGAGGCTGCATGGCCATCACAGACATCCAGCTGACGCCCCAGGAGTGGAAGAACTTTTGGGTTTACTTCAAGGAAGAGCCTCAGCAGGTCGAAGCAATCGAAATGCTGCGGCAGTTCGTCAATGAGGCTGACCCCACCCTCCTGACGCAAAGCGCCAGCTGGGTGCTCAAGTTCCGCGAGTCGCCCAAAGAGCCGGATGTAAGAAAACTTACGCCTGGTGCGCCGTACAGCCAGGAGGTTACGCCGAATTTCACTTACGGCGAGCTGACTCTTAACGATCCAGCCCGGAGGTTCTTGAACCAGGGGCAGTGCGACATTGCGATTGAGCTGTGTCAGTTCCTGGAAAAAGCCAGGGCGAAGTTTGGGCCGATCAAGATCACCAGTGGGCACCGCCCCAGCGGGGTCAATGCGGCGGTGGGCGGGGCGAGCAACAGTGAGCACCTGTTCAATGTCGGCTGCGGTGCTGTGGACTGTTACCCATTGAAGGGTGATGGTATGGCCTTCGAGAAGTGGGTCGATGACAACTGGCCGTATTCGGTGGGGTACGGAATGTCGTACCGGGGCTTTTGTCACATCGGGATGCGCGCTGGACGACCCAGGGTGCGGTGGGATTACTGATGTGCTATAATTTGGGGGTTCCTTTCACAAGTTTCGCAGCTGCGTGAACTGAACAGATCCCCGTCAGGATCACTGCAAGAAGGGCCGAGCCACACCGGCCCTTTTTGTTTGCCTACCAAGGCACTCCGCTGGACTTGCTAGGTGCAAGCTTTTCTTCGATTTGGGCGTCAAGGGCGGCTTCAATCTCGGCGATTTTTTCGTCGCCGAAGTGCGCCTTAACCCAGTCAATAACGATGTCTTCGGTCAACTCGGGGTAAGGGATGCCGGTCCCTTCAGCAGGTGCTTCGAGACCGATGGAGCCATAGGCGCCAGCCTGCTCGCCATCACGGAAGTGCGTCACGGTGTAATGGACCGTGAAGACCGTTCCTAGGTGATCAAGATTTCTCTCCATATTGGCGACTTTCCACACAGTGAAGGGGAAGTCGATTCCAGGTGCGGGGTTGGTGTCAGGCATGATCAGGTGCCGGTGAATTAAGACTAAGAGTGGTGCAACCTGTTGAGTAGGCCGGTTGCCCGCCTAGTGAAGGTGTCTAGCCAACTTCAAACTTGAGTCAAACTAGAAGTTGACTAGAAAGTAGGGCTACTCGCCCCAAGGAGTGAACTGCTGCAGCCCGTACTGGACTGGCACAAGTTTGGTTTCATCTCCGTCAAACGTGACATCCTCTTGTGCAATGCCAATAATCATGGACGGCGTGGCAGTGGCTTTTTGACCAATGCCAGCAACATTGGATGAGCAGATACCGTCTCCTGCTTTGATATTTCCACCGATGCCGTTACAAAGAATATGCCCGTCACCCAGCACAAGAGCTTGGTGCAGGTTGGTTGCGCCAGTTGGACCGTTGTTCATAGATGAACCATAGGCGCCAAGAATAGTCTTTGAATTGAACGCCTGAGTTTTGCGAACTACGTATTGGATGCCTCGCTCAGTTGCCACGCCATCTTTTTGCTTGTACTCGATGGAGACTGTTTCGAGCAGAGTTCCGTATGAATAACCAGACTCGTTATCTTCATCAGGCAATATGCAAGGGTGATGAGCTGTAAACGCGCCATAAGTAACAGTACCGCCAGTAAAGGTAATAAATCCTTGGTTTGTTCCGTCGCCGTCTGCAATCTCTACAGCGTAATTTGTGCCGGTTGCATCATCTTTCCCGCACCAGATGCTCAAGCCAAAGCGATCATTATTATCGCCATCATGCTTAGTGGTAAATGCCCAGTCGTTTGATTGATTGCTATTATGGGTAATGATTCCAGCACTGCTAATCCTCATCCGCTCCGTCGGGTTGCTCGCTCCGTCGGCGGTCGTCGAAAAGACAAGCCTGCCCGGCATGTCGTTAGCGCCGGGGGTGCCGTCTACTTCACATGTAATAAATGCACCGTTCGTGTCCATGTCGGTGCCATCAGCACCACAAAAGCGAATAACGCCTAAGTAGTCTCCGCTTTGGACTGCAGTTACGCCTCCATTTGAGTTTGCACGAGATTTTCCAAAAACAAGCTGAGGGAAAGCAAAGCTGTCTTGGTTCCGTACTATAGAAAGCGTTGATCCATTGTCTGTTATACCTTCAAGTTGAATTCTCGGGGTAAAGCCTCCTACAGTACGTGAAAGAGAAGTGCCCGCCAACAGATTACCTGCTGAGTCAATACGGAGTCGTTCGCTTGCCCCTGTTGAGAAACCAAGAGTGTTGCCTGCAGGAGCGAATAAACCATTGGCAACAGCGTCACCTGTCCCAACTGCGTTAATAGCGAAGTATTGCGCGAAAGATGAAGCCGAAACACTAGAAGAGCCAACAACATCTAATGCCTGGCTAGGGCTTGCGTTGTTGATACCCACTTTGCCGTTGCTGGCAATGCGCATCCGCTCATTTGTCCCGTCGTACCAAACATGCGCACCAGCACCGCGATAATTTAATTGACCTGAACTTGTTCCAAACCCAACTATACTCCCGCTAAGATCGTCAAAAAAGCGAATCTTGCTAACATCAAAACCGTTTGTGTCAATAGAATTGTCAAAAGCTAAAGACGCAGTTGGGTTAGAGGTTCCAACACCCAGTCTGCCGCTTGACGTAATGCGGACACGCTCGGAGGCGCCAACCTTAAATGCAGTAAAGTTTGCTGCATCGGTGTCGTTATTTACGATTCCAAAGCCGCCAGCTAGGTATTTAACAAAATCAATCGACGTAGTACCGGTGTCAGCAATGTTGCGAACAATCTGGCGCCAGACAATGCCGCCGCCTGCGGTAGTATTTGTAAAATCAAAATATGAATAAGCGCTTTGATTCTGAGTTACAGAAAAACGAACAGCAGAAACAGCCCCAACACCAACATTCCCGCTTGCATCAATGAATAAGCGTCCAGCTGAGTTAGTGGCGAGAGCCACGCTATTTGCGCCAGGTAGATAAACCCCGTTGGTGGGCACCGTGCTGCTGGTGGGGATGAAGCTACCAGCGGTGCTGGTGCCGGAGGCAGTGATGTTTCCGCTGCCATCAATCAGCAGGGCTTGCGATCCGCCAGTGGTAACTGCAAGTTGATCTGATTCCGGCTTGTATAGCCCGGTGTTCCCGTCGCCATCAAAAGCAATGCCTGCAGCATCAACTGCGCCGGCTGCAGCATTCTTCAGTAGATCCGCAATGCTGATCTTCTTGGTAACGTCTGCTCCTACGTCAACAATCGGCAGCACATCAGTGCTGACAGGATTAGTAAGCTGGGTCAGCTCAGTGATCTTTGTATTCGCCACAGCGATTAGGGGGCAGGCGTTAAGCCAATGCTAGCGATGCCGGGTACAAGCCAAGGAAGTGGCTTTTGCTCTTGCACGGGCTGCGCTAGTTCGGCTTCGATCTCGGTTTCCAGAACCGCGATGTCATCCGCTGCAGCAGCCTCTGCCCAACCTGTGACGATCTCGGGTGTGAGCGTGTCGTAGGGCATGAAGGCATCGGGCTCGGGGGCGGCAAAGGCTGCAGTGGCTGTCCGATAGGCGTAACGCTGACCGTCGAAACCACAGAGTCGATACTGCACTTCCGTGAGCACATCAGGCATGGCGTCGAACTGCGTGACAACAGCAGGAGCGTTCAGCAGTTCAAGCGAGAAGGAGACAATCATGATCAGAGCACCATGTTAAGGCGGATGATGTTGGCATTAGTGGTATCAATGCCTTGTTTGTAGCCGCGTAATTTAATGTTAAGCGCGGAGAACAGGCCAGTAGAGCTTGCTGGGTCGGCATTCTGTCCAATGTCACCAGCGCTGAGGCCACTGATGTATGTATCAAGGGCTGGGACGCCTTCACCAGCCACATAGCGGTCTCCACCTGCTACAGAAAACCAGGTAAAATCGGTGTCACCAAAAACGCTAATGCGATCAAGATCCGCAATCAGAGTATTACCAAAGCGACTCCCCATGGAGTAGTAGTTCGCGCTTGTCGTGTTAGAAGTATAACTGCTGGCATAGTTGCCAAATTTGCCATCAAATCCCGCGCTGTCGGCGGTTCTGTTTGGCTCTCCAGTTAAATCGCTATCGAGGGCAAACTGAACCCAGTTTCTAAAAAGGCCTGCGGTAATTTTTGAGGCAGCGTTAAAGAAGGAATTAAACGCTGGCCCGGCTGTTTTCCATGCCGTATCACTTGCCGATGCGGTAGAGGTTGCAATCGCATACGAAACCGTGCCACCACTATAGTTTGAAGAAATCAACGAGAAATTAGTCCATGGATTGTTGTTTTCTGTGAAACCGCTTGCATTAAAATTGGCAAGAGTGCCCAGCCCCACTTGCATCGAGCCATTGATGTTAGTGGCTGAAGCAGGGGCGATGCACGTAGTTGCGTGGCCAGTCATCAAGTAATTTTGGGCCGTAAAATCAGGTGAAAAACGGCCGCGTGTCCTTATCTCTGAGTAATCGCGCACACCAAGACCTTCACTACTAAGGTCAACCGTACCCGTGTTAAGCTTGCTCGACATTCGCACATTACCGAAGAAACGTAGGCCATTAAGTTCAACATTATCTGCGCCTACTTCAATCATGCTATAAAGCTGAACTTCACCCCCTGGGAGGCTAAGGTCAGCTGGGCAAATAGCGCCAAAGGCACAGTTGTGCATCTTGCCACTTTTTTCAAAAACAACAGCAGCGCTGTGGCGATGCCCATACAAACGGAAGTGGCCATCGTCATCGGCTGAGATGGTTCGGATAGCGCACGCACGCTGGAAATAGTCGAAAGCATCGTCTGGGTTATTTACAGCACTCTGCCTAAAGGCAGACGGAATCGACGCCAACGGAATGCGGTTTTCGGTGAAAAAGCTATCGGATACACGGGCTTGCGCATTGGCAAGTGTTGAGGCAAAGCCTCCAGTAATAGTCTCGGTAGCGCCCCACCAAGCAACACCAATCACAGACCCCGATTCCCTGAATCGCAAATAAAACGGGTCGGACCTCGGCACCACCAGCCTGAGAGCCGGTGTATCGCCGAACTCACAACGCATCCAAGTCAAAAAGATAGGCTGCTTTGTTGGATCAATGTAGTTACTGAATGTTTCGGCAGACCCACCCAAGAAAGGAATGGTGCCGCCTTCGCGCTCGTCATTCAACGCAGTGTTAGCGGTCATATCCCACGCTCGCACGGCTGCGTTGGTCTTGAACTCAACGCCACCTTTTAGCTCGTAAATTCCAGGTGCGATGCGGTACTCAACGGTCGCGGTGGGTCCGTAAATGGTGTTCGCGTAAGCAACAGCCGTCTGCAAATTGCGCACACGCAGTGAAGGTACGTTAGGTGGCGTACCAGCCAGCATCTGCTCGTAGCTTGGGTTATTGCTTGATGCAGGATCGACGTAGATGTACTGCACGCCAACAGGTGCAGACACCAGACGGTTTTTGTTCTTCCAGTAGTTCAGGCCCTCAGTGGTGACTGCGTAAGGGTTGGCGTTGATCTGATTATCAGAGGATGCCGCTGCCAGGCTGTTTAGTCGATCAATCGAGGCCAGGTAGGTGGGGCCGAGAGTATCGGTTGCAGCACGATTCACATCAGGCAAGCCTGTGATGGTGCCAGAGATGTTGATGTTCTTGACGCTCAGCTCGTCCACGCTCAGCGCAGCGAACTGCGTCTGCTGGTAGTCGTCAACAGAGCTGGTGCCCAGGGACTCCACCGTCAGCGTGGCGCCGGTCTCAACATCCTCCAGGCCACGTGGCGACACGTTGAAGCCGTCTTCGTTGGAGCCCTGTGGCACAACGCGACCGCCAGCTGCGCTCGTGAAGTAGTAAGTGAATTTATTCTGCGCGCCGAGATCCTTCTGGGCTGCAGGAACGGCTTTGCTGTAGTTCAGATAGCCGGCCCATTCCCAGGCATGGCCATAGAGGCGCAACACACTGGGGCGACGGAATTCAACGGCCCAGTAGCCACGGCCAGTAGCGGCACCGCCGGTTGGAGCGTCAGGGAAATCAACGCTGCTGGCCGGATCTAGCAGACGGCTGTCAGTCGCCTTGGGCACCAATGCCGTATGCGCCTGATCTGAAGTAAAGCCCAAAGCCACGAGCAGCGCATGAACGCCCTTGTAGTCGGTGCTGCTGCGATAGCGCTCTTGGGTCGAGCCGGCGCTAGTCCAGATGGTGCTGAAGTTGATGCCCAGCGTCTGGCTGTATGGATCGGTGTCGGTGTCGGTGTCGAACGACAGGATGCGAGATTCTTGCGTGATCGGGTCTTCGGCGTTGTAGTCCGAAGGCATGTGCACGAAGGTTTCACCAAACACTGCTGCATCAGGTGCTGCCGTGGTTGTGGTCACATCGGACAGCGCTTGGTAATGCTTGTTTGCGTGACGAACGATCGTGCCAGCGGGGTAGAACGTGTCGTTGGCGTAGGTAACGGTCGGCGCCGAACGCCGCAGGGTGATCTCAGATGAAGTGGCGATGCCACCGCCGGATGTGGGCACAGAGCCAACATTGCTGACGGCGAATACTTCGCTGCCACCAGCCACCAGTTCGCGGCTGATGGCGCCATTGGTGCGAGCAGGGTCGGTCTGCAGGATGAAGTTGCGCTGCGGCAGCCGGACGGTTGCCGTGTTGTTCATCAGGATCGACACGCGCCGCTCTTCTGGCGTGCGGGTGTCCACCAAGCGGCGCACGTAAACGCGTTTGCCAGGCAGCAGGCTTACGCCATCAGGATCGGTGGTGGGGTCGTTGCCGGTGAAGGCCCCGGTGATATTGATCGTGTCGGGTGCGTCGTCATCCCACGCGGCACTGCTGAGGTTTGAATACCAGGGATCGCCACTCGGATTCTCGATCCAAATCTTGGTGCCATCAGCAAGTGAGTAGCCATCACGCAGCAGAATTGCTGGGATGGTGGAAGACGACGGATCGGCGGCCAGATCAGTGGTCAGGGTGATTGCGCTAGCGGTCGCGCTTTCAACGGTGCCTAGGTAGATCTGGCTGATGTTGCCAGTCTTTTCGCTCACATTGAGCGGCACCTTAATGTTGCGGATCGTCCAGTTGCGATCGCTGGGGAAGGAGACGGTCTTGTAGCCCTTGCTGATCGCAGCGCAGCCGCCGAAGCTGCTGTTGCTGTTGGTGATGGTGATTTCACCGCCGAGATCGGTGAAGTGGTGAATGCCTTGGCCGATCGCAAAAATGCTCACCTCTTGGATGAAGGAGTCGTTGATCGCGACGATGTGACGGCTGAGCCGCTCGGGCTTCATCCTGATGTCGTCAGGATCAGCAGCGATGTATTGGTCGTAAGTGGTGGTGGTCCAGCCGCCTGCGCTGTAGCGCTGCCAGCAGCTCATGTCCTTCTGCAGGCTCACGCCAGTGAAGTTGGCGGTGACCATGCTGCGCAGGCCGCTTACCTTGGCGCCATCCATCCACGCGCCACCCAAGCCGTAATTGGAGCGGACCGAGCAGTTGAAGATGTAAGGCGATGCGCTGCTGGTGGTGTCCCAAGCCGGCACAGGCGATTGGGTCTGGTCGATCGGGCCGACGATCTGATACTCAGTGCCGCGCGTAACGGTCAGCGCAGAAGCCAGGTCAGCGCCATCGCCGACAGCGCTAAAGGTCTTGGCATAGAAGGCATCGAGCTCAGCTTTGCTGGCGAAGCCAAAAGCGGACAGCAGGTGGTGGCTGCGTTCTTCGCCCACCTTGTCCATGATGGTGAAGCCGAAGAAGTAGCCGGTGCCGGTGATCTTCAGCATCTCGCGGCGATTGCTGTAATCAGCCTCTTCGTCTGCGGTATCCGGCACCCAGTTGGGGCGGATGGTGACCTTGCGCAGATCAGCGCCGCACAGGGAGCAACCGCGTGGCAGCAGCACACCGCCGACCGTGGCCGGGTTGAACTGAATCAGCTCGGCAGTGGTCGGGGTCTTGGATGTCCCCCAGCTTGTGAGGCTGGTGCTACCGCTGCCGGGGTCGTTGTAAAGCGTGTGGACGCCGGGAGCCAGCACGATACTCACGCAGTCAACATGCGCTGCGGGGTCGGTGATCGTGTACCAGTCCTTACTGGTGATGATCGCCGCCTCGATGACGGCACGGTTAATCGTGCGGAAAGGACGCTGCGGCGTGAAACCACAGGTGAGGCGCTGCTTTTCAAGGCGCTTCAGCTTGGAGTCGATGATCTCCTGCTGCGTGGCGCCAGCTTCAAACGTGTTGTAAGCACCGCCGACGAACTCATCGCTGCCGGTGTAGGGATTGACGTAAAGGGTGAATGGCGCGTTGAGCGGATCAGCCTGCGCAGAATCACCAGCAGACACAGCGGCATTGCCGGCGATCTGACGCACCAGGTCATTCAGCGCCGCAATCTGCTCGCGGAACTCGCCTTGGGTTGCGTTGATGTCGCTCAGCGAGCCGCCGTCACCGGCAAATCCAAGGCTGGCCACGGGCTTCCATTGGTCCTACGTGCTCTGAGTCTAGCCGGGGGTAACCTTGATCTTGATTTCAGATGTTGCCACGAAATCAGCAGTGCCAGCAATAATATCGACTGCTCTTGTATTCAGCCTTGAATTTGTGAGAAGAATGTCGCACTCGTAGTAAACCGAACCATCAATCTGGGGGTTAGGTGCATTGCGGTTTTTGTAAAGATGGAAACGCGCTTTGGTGTTGCAGTGGTTTTGAGTGAGCAAGACAAGGCGCAACAGTGCTAGGCCGTCTTCTTCACCCTCCTGAGCACGGTGATCCGCTTGGAATTGAAGCGTGCCAGCTCCACGCACCAAAGATTTTACGTGCTCACCAAAGGTTTCGCCGATCGCAGTGGTGTCAAGGCTGGTGGCGTCGATCGACATTACCCATTCCTGAAGGTCGCACTGCATCTTCCAGTTGCGGTTGGCGTCATCACACAATGCCGCGAATCCGGCAGGCAGCGTGATCACGCTCGCCAGCAACTGTTCAGATTGCAACAGCGTGAGCTCATTGAGTGATGTTGCCGCAGTGTCGATCGCTGCGGTGTACTCCGCAGCATCGTCGTAGTAGGTGACGATGAAGTTGCCGCACTTAACCTTGCTGATAGCTTTCTCTGTGCCAGAGGCAGAATGTGCCGCCGCCTCTGTAGTCCAAAGCTGAATGCGATCCAGCTCATCGCGACTCATGTAGCCATCGGCCTGCGTCGCAAGGCCGGTATTGGCGGCATTGTTGTAGAAATCTTCAAGCCCCTCCGCACCTGACAAGCCGATCAGTGCATCGCCGCTCTGGGTTACAAGCTGATCGCCGGCTTGTGTGACCAGATTGAGGGTCTCTGTGTATTGACGGTAAAAGGGGCTGGCGTCTGTATCGCCACCAACGTAAAAAGCCCGGCTGATGCCGGTATCCCAAATGCCGCCGCGATAGATGCCATGCCCATCTGGGCAGTCGGCATAGCCATCGCCGTTGACATCAAACGGCACACCAAGCGACGACGCGATGATGATCCTGTCGCCAGTCCAGTAGCCAGGGTTGGTCAGTGAGATCGTTGTCGTGGCGCCGCCGGTGTTGATGCGAGCAGATGACAGCGCAATCGGCTCCGGGATTGCCCGGCTGATACCAAGGACACCACCAACGCCAAGAACTGCCATCAGAAGCCACCGCTGGGTTTTCCGCTGACGTTGAAGCTGATGGGCACGCTGACCAGATCGCCAACACTGACGCTGACACCGGCCTGAGTCACTACAACATCGCCCTCGATGGTACCGAGCGTTGTTGCGGTGTCGAGCACCAGCTTGACGTGCGAAAGCGATTCAGAATCGCTCAGCAGCGTGTTCATCACATTCCTGGTTGCTGTATCACTGGAGTCATACAGCAGCGTCCCGCTTCCGCTTGTGCTGCGGATGCCATAGGTATAGGTGCGATCGGTTTGCCCGATGCCGGTGGTTTCCAGTGGGTCGCGGCTGATGTTCAGCGATACGTCTCGAACCTTCCCGATCACGGCGCCGCCAAACTGCAGTTCAGCGGTAGCAGCAGTTTTGACGGCCATAGCTAGCTGGTCTTTAGGTCAGTCTAAGCTCAGCGACAAGCGCCACACGCACTGAAGAACGGCCCGGCGCAACGCTTTCAACCGTTGGCGGCTCTTCCGAGAAAAACCATTTCATGCCAGCGCCAGTTGATGTTGTGTTCAGCCAGCCGGTCAATGCAGCAGATGCGCCATTAAACAACACGTCGGGAAGTGTGAGCTCAGTTGTTGCGCCCTTGGCTGAGTTGTAGGCAGCAACAATCAATCCAGCATTGTCGTCGCTGATGTTGTCGAAACTAAGCCTGAGCTGCGCCTGCGATGGCCTGCTGCCCCATAGCCGTCGTGTGGTGACACCAGATTGCGTCGTGACACCAGAGGTTGGCCAGCGCGGTGCGGTGAAGCTGCGAGCTGTTGGTTCGATGGTTGGGAACGTTACAGCCATCACTCGATCACCCAGTTGCCGCCAGTATCGAAGCCGTCTGCCAGTTCCAGTACGCCAGAAGCGTTGGTCGGCATGTGGACTGCCTCAATGTTAAAGGTGCCTTCCTCGTCGGGCGTAATGCGCTCGATTTGATAAGTGCGTACCTGCGTGCTGGGTAGTTTGACGGTGAAAACAATGCCTGCGGGTGTGGCCGTGGTGCCGCCATTGCTCACGACAAGTGTCGCGTCTGCTGGCGGTGTGCCTTCAGTGCCATCCCATGCGATGACGCTATAGCTGTCATCTAGCAGCGGCTTGGTGCTGACCAAGGCGCCAGCGTCGGTGACCACACCATTGTTGAACTCGTCGTATTGCGTCTCATCCATCGCCACGCGGATGTAGTCGCTAGGGCCGAACTTCGCCAGCGCACCTTCGTGTGTGGTGCGGAAGCTGATCGCGTGCGTTGGGATGCGGCGCATCCTGATGATGAACTTGGCTGCGTCGATCGCGTGCTCACGGCTGGTTACGTAATCGCTCAGGTCGATCGACTCAACCGGATCGGTGGCACTGCCGCTGGCTTCACGCACCAGCACCTCACGTTCGGTTGGGAAGATGCCGGGGTTGGTCAGGTCAGTGCTGGCACGCTCCTCGCGGTAACGAACTGAGACCTGGATCGGTTCGCGCTCTTCAGGCTCCAGATATTGAAGCTTGAAGCTGCCTTCGACGATATTGCCGGCCGTGAACAGCCCTTTGATCGGCACTGCGGTGAACTGCAGCGCAGGGCGCAGGTAGAACTTGCCATCGCTCTCACCAAAGTTGAGCAGGTGCGCTGCTGCGGTATCCGCTGCCCATTGCCGCAGGTTGACGCGATCGGCCTGCACACCATCGAAGAAATACTTCCGGGTCTGGCACCAATCGGCTGCGGCCTCGAACGCCGCTAGGTCGATCATCTCATCGGTGATCAGATCACCAGCGCCATAGGTGGCATTGGTCATCAGATCCAACAGCACATCAGGAAAGAGGTGCGTGGCGCCAACGCTCAGGCTGTTGCGCAACCTGCGGCAGGTCTTGCCGCCGGTCACGTAGCAAGAGAACTGGCCGAACTGCTGCCATTCCACCGAACTCATCACGTTGACGCCCACTAGGGCCAGGCCGTCGTAGACCGGGGTGCTGGTATTGGGCGTGATCTCATTGATGTAAACCACTTCATGCTCGGGGCCGCTGGCTGCGCTGCTCTGAGCTTCTTCGTAGACGAAGGCTTCGGCGAGCTTGCCCCAGGTGTCGAGGTAGCTGCGGTCAGAGGGGGCGCCGTAGTTTTGCGGATCGAGCTCAGGGATGCCCTTGCCGTCGCCACGCACTGCAGCGATCGAGAACTGCTCAGCGGTGCGCGGCACTGATTCGCCGTTGAAGGCGACGGTCACAGCGCCATCAGTCACCACCACCCGGCTGCTAAGTCGAGCATCGAGCACGTAGAGCGTGCCAGAGCCATTGCGCACTTCAAAACCGCTCAGCGGCTCCATCTGGAATTCCCACTGCTTGATTGAAGGCATCCCAAGCTGCACGTAATTGAATACGTTTTGCTGCGTGGCACCACGGATGCCGTAGGTGTTGCCGAGCGTGGTGAAAGCGTTGCCGCTGCCGGCTTCGCGGTAGCTGATCTTGAAAAAGCTGTAGCGCTCCTCTGTGGTGGTGATCGTGTTCGATTGGAATACGTCCACCTTGAGAGTGGAGCCGCGCTCGATGATGTCGTTCTTGCGGCTTAGGCAAGCCCGCTCATCGGCCTCGCCGTAGCTGATCGAGTCCTTGAGGTTGCAGAAGCCGTTGATGCGGATACCAAGGCGCGAGCGGATGCCGAATTCAACTGCTTGACAGGGCCGGCTGGTGGAAACGCTTGCGATGGCGCAGCGCAGCACGTGGCCGTCAACCGTGGCCACGTTGCGGAGCTCATAGGAGCCTTCGAGGTAGGTCTTGCCATCGCGCTCGATGTTGGCCTGGGTGTTGGTGGTGACGGCGCCAGGGCGCACCGTGGTGAACACCGCCGTCACCTCCTGGCCAGAACCGGAAGACACATCAGCCTGAGACACGAACGCCGCGTCTGTGCGGCTGGTGCAGATCGCAAGCGCCGAGCCGATCTTGTAAAGCTCGCCAGGGATGATCGCATCGTCCCAGGTCTTCTGCCGGCCAGCCACGGTGCCAGCCACGTCTGCACATGGTTCGATGTGGATCTGTGAGGCGTCGAACTTCAGGTTTTTGGTGACGGTTACGGTGCCACTGCCAGTCACGCTGGTGCCATCTTGGATCCTGAAGACAACTGGCTCGTTTGTGTTGACTGCATCAATGTCAATGTCTCCGCCCCCGCCTCCTACATCAGTGACAAACGTATAGCTAGTCCCGCCGATTGTGACAGTCTCTTTGGACTGGCTGACGCCACTCAGTGTTGCGCGTTTGATCTTCTGTTTAGATTTCGTGCGCATCCGCACCTTGACTGTGTATTTGCAAACGGCTTCGTCATCGTCGTCCGTGACCGCCGGATTTGAAAAAGTGACACGAAACTTGCTAGCTTTTAGGACTTCAATCGCGGTATCAATGTCGTCGCTGTTGTCATAATTGCCGAGGCCAGTGCAATTAAAGCTAAATGTTGCGTTGAGAGTGCCTTTGCCATCAGTCACGGTAACGCTATTGATGGTAACGCTGAGCCTACTGCGCAGGTCATAAATGGTTTCGTCATCGTATTTGTAAACCCACTTGGCCCTGCTACTTTCGGTGGCCGGCTTGTTATAGCCAGAAGCGCCATCGCGAGTGATCTGCTCTTTGTCAATAGTCCACGATGCTGGGTTCGTCAGCGTGCGCAGATCACGGCTGAACTCAGTGTCCAGATCGCTGCTGGGAAACAGCTTGTAGGTGATCGTGCTGCCGACACTGCCGACACTGCCGCTCACCAGGCCGCTGCGGCTGCTGAAGTAGGTCTGCGCCTTCTTCCGCTGTGCCCATGCCACGTCGTCGATGCGGCACTTCACTTCCGCGTCGCCTTCGTCGCCATACGGCACCAGCTGCGCCTGCCGGCGGGGCCTAATCACCGGGTTAACCTTGAACCCGAAATCATTGCCAATCAGCGTGTAAACGCCAAAGACCGTCTGATTGTTTGGCCTGGTGGCGCTGCAAAAGTCTGCTGCCCAGCTGCTGCCACGCCGCACCATGAACACATCAGAGCCACCTGCGTTCTGGGCATTGCCCACATCGCTTGCAGCGGCACGGCCAAAGATCTGATCAGTGGATCTGATTCGCGTGGTGAGCCCACTGCTCACACGGCCATAAACCGTGAGCCTGCTGCCGGCGCTGTTGGCGCTCAAATTACCGAAGTCGTAGCTGGCCAGCGTGTTGCCACCTGCCGCGAAGTTCTTCAGATCAATGCCGCCGATCGGGCCCTCACCGACAAGGAAGATCGCACGCAGCAGCTGGCTGCCGCCGAGGCTGTAGATCTGGCTCCACAGCATTGGGGTGGAGACACGCACACCGCCGTAGGTGGTGCCGCTGATCGCTTCACGCAGCGCATACACCAGCGGAATGGTGCTGCCCAGCGTGGTGATGTCCTGCGTGCTGTCGAAGCCGTAGCGCGGGGTGTAGCGCTGGTTGTTGGTGATCGGTGCATCACCACGAGCGCGAGCCTGCAGCTGTGCTGGCCGCCCGCCGCCGCCTTGCTGTGCTGAAACGGATGGTTTGAGGAAGCTTGCTGCAACCTGAAAACCAATACCGATAACAGTCAGCGTAAGTGCAATGACTGTTTCAACACCAGCCACCACAGCAGGTTCCGGCTGCTCTTTTGCCCGGCGCTGTACCTCAGCCTTGAAATACAAAAACTGCTCTTCAGTTAGCCCCAGCAGTTCTGCGAGATAGCGATCAGAAGGCAGCATCAGCGGAACCTATAAAAACGAAGTTCAGGCATGAAATCAAAAGGCACCCATCTCACGCCACGGCGGTGATGCACCAGCAAAAGCCCGTCACCAACAACGATACCGACACCTAACCCGTTAGGTCCATTGCGAAACAGCGTGACGGCGTGCTCTTCAGGATTGTCGAGTTGTAGCGTGCCATCACGCCAAAGAGTTTCCAGTTCAGCCCAGCGCTTTTGCCGTGCCATTTCCAGCCAGTAGGCGTTGAAATCTGGGTGATCTATACCAGCATCGTCGAGGATGCGCCAAACCATCAGCAGACAATCAGCCGCCTCGCCATCCTCAGGATCAGCACCGAACTGATGCGGTAGCCCGATCCAGCGCTTCCAATCCATCAGCTGATCACCAGACTGCCGGTGCTAGGCAGTGCACCCACGAGCTTAGTGGTGAGGCGCCGCTTAGGGATGTCGCCTTTGGTGGCATCTAGGGGGCTGGATAATTTCAGGATGACGCGCTCAGTGTCCATTTCGTATTGCGCGACTCGCCACAACTCCGTGCGAATCAAAGCGTCATCAGCAAAGGTCTCGGGATCCAGTGATACCGTCTTGACTTCCAGCAGATAGCGATCCTCCACTGCTTCAGCGAACAGGTTGACGCTGATCGTATCGAGGCCAGCCACCAAGCTTGAATCACTGCGATCACCACCTTTACTGCCGGCACCCAGCGCGTAGGCAAACGGTGCGAACTGATAGGTCACACCGCCATAGATCCTAGGCTGGTTGATCGAAAAGTTCTGGTAGGCGTAGGCGGTTGCAACACCTGCGCTGGTGAGGAAGCGGGAGTAGTTGACGAAGGCGAAGCTGCTCATGCCATACCAACCTTTTTGCGTGTCTTAACGGAATTCTGCAGTGTGGAAAGCGTTAGCGCACGTCCGCGTTCTGCAGCTTGTACCATCCCGCGCTGATGTTGCTCGGCGGTGACGTATTCGACGCCATTGATCACCTGAGATTCAAAGCGCACATCTAGCGGTTCGGGGTTGTTGATGGCGGCGATAGTTTCGCGTTCGCTGCGTTCGGTCATTAAGCGTTCTGTAGTTTTTGTGAATGGAATAGAAGCGGACTGCAGTTCAGAGAAGGCGGCGCTCGCCTCAGGCGACATTTCACTGCCTTGTTTTTGGAATGGAAGATCAAGAGCGCTAACACCAAGCCTTCCATCAGCGCCACGCTTAAGCGGCATGATCGCCTCAGGACCAGCCTCGCCCATGAGGCCGTTTTGCATCTCGCCACCGTTGGCGTACTTGAAGTAGGTTGGGCGGGTCACGATGCCGCCATCAGCAAAGAAGTTCGCGCCGGTGAAGCCTTCGGCAAAACCGTTGCCGCCTGGGAACTGGAACGGGCCAGTCCCGCTAAACCCGCCGAAGCCCCCGTTACCACCAGTAAGAGCTTGCAGCACAGTGAGAAAGAGCCTCTGGGCGAGCATCTGGGTGGCCATGTCGACGAACGCCTTGCCAATGTTGGCGAACATCTGACTGAACGCTTCCTCGACCGTTCCGGTCCCTGTGATGACGTTGGTGATTGCGGCACTCATGGCGCTGCTGATCTCGTCGGCGATAAAGCCGTACCTCTCAAACAGCTGCTGCTGGCGCAGCAGTGCCTGCTCTGTCTGGTCAATCTGAGATAGCCACTGGCCTTCGAGGTTGATCTTTTGCTCGGTGAGCTTGATGTTCGCGTCGAGGCTTGCAAGCTCTTCGGCACTTGCAGACGCTCCGATCTCCGCTCTCCGGGTTTGAAGATCTTGCAGCTCACGCACCAGCGGGGTCAGGGTGCTGGCGCGGCGTTCGAGCTGGTCGAACTCCTGGTTGATGCGTTCCAGCTCTTCGCCGCCAAAGGGGTTGGCGAGTTGGGCTTGGAGGCGGCCCAGCTCGTTGCCGCGGCCGGTGTTGATGTCTTCGACTGCGCGTTCGCGGTTGAGGGCGGCGATCTGTTTTTCGACCTCAAGTTCGGCCAGGCTTAGCTGAAGGATGCGGAACTTCGTCTGAGCCTGGGCTTCAAGGTTGGCTTTCTGTTGCGTGTAGATCGAAGTCAGTAGTCGCTGCTCGGCAGCGCTTAACTCGTCTGTAAGCAGCTTGCGCTGGTACTCCAAATCGAGTGCGCGACCTTCAAGCTCAAGACGGGCTTGCGCTTGAGTTAGCTGCTCGCGTATTGCAGCGGACTGCCCTTGTACTGCTGCGGTCCGCTCAACGTCTAAATCGGCGGTCTGCAGCGCCAATTTGATCAGCTCACCCTGCAGGGAAAGCACGGCGCGTTGCACGTCCAGTGCGCTTCGTCCCGCTTTGGCGGAATTCTCAGTGGCTTTGGCAAGTGCTTCCTGCCTGTCGGTAGCGAGTTGGGTCAGCTTGAGCTTGCGCGTCAGCTGGGTTAATTCGCTGCTTACGCCTTCGTTAATATCTTTCTGTAAGTCTCTTTCAAACTCCTTCTGGATGATGATCTCGCGTATTTTGTAGACTTTGTCGTTGGTTAGATCGCCGTCTGTTTTGGCTAACTCGATCTGCGCTTCGAGTAGCCGTTTATCCTGGGCTTGGGTTTCGCTCGCAACCTTTGTGATCTGCTCGCGCTCACGCTCCAGGCTGGCTATTTCTTGTTGGCGGGCAATGATCTGAGTAAGGATCCTCTCCTGCTCGGCAAATCCTCCTCCTGTGCCACCAAACAGCTGAGACCGGCCAGCCCGATCGAATTGAGTCGCCAGACCCTGGAGTTGCGGGTCTCCGGATGCGCGCGCAGCGCGTAGCGCGTTGGCTTGCTGCAGGGAGTTAAGAACAGCGGACAGAGGGCCTTGCAGGAACCCGGCCAGAGCCGCCCCCATCTGAGTCATGGCGATCTGCCACTGGTTCGAGAAGGCTTGGGTTTGCTCGCCGTAGCGGTCCAGGGCAGCTACACCCTCCTGGCCGATGACCCTTGCTAGTTCGCGGGCTGCGGCTTCTAAGGCAGCGCCGGCGTCAGCGGCGTCTTCAAGAGACTTGATGTACGCACCAGTCTCAGTTCCGACGAGGCCGGTCGCTTGGATAAGACGGTCGATGTCGGCGGTTAGTGGGTTAAGTGCAACGCCGATCTCAGCGGTCTTCTGGGCAAACTCGTCAATCGCTTGGCCGATAGCGCCGCCAAGGATTTGACCGCCGAATCCTCTTCCGGCAAACGAGCCGGCCAGAGAACCGAGAACGGAACCAGCCCCTCCTCCGAAGAGGAGTGGAAAGCCCACGCCTAGGGCGATACTCTCAGCTCGCTGTCCAAGCTCCCTCCCTCGCTCCTGTCTATTTCGTAGGTCGGCCAGTTTTACGGCGCGCTTAGCCAGCTCAAGCTCGCGCTGTTGTTGCTTAAGATTATTTTCACGAACAGCACGCTGACTGTTTAGGGCTTTTGTTACGAGCCCCTCTAGCATTGCCCGCTGCTTGACCGCAGTGTTTTGAGCCAGAGCAAGTCGCAGGTAATCGCGCTCAACCGCCAAACGTGCAGTCCTTTCACCGCCAGGAACGGGAACGCCGCCTGGGAATTGATTTGGGTTGCCGATCAAACGCTGCTGGCGCGCAGAAGCCTCACGGGCCAGTCGCCTTGAGCGGATGCTGGAGATCCTCTCTTCTAGCTCTACTTGATTGCGTAGAGCGGAGACTTTTTCGGTGGATGCGGCAAGCGCTTGCTTGTCTAACCTGTCCTGCTCCTGCTTAGCTTTTATGTTGAGCTGCTCGTTTGCTTCTATGGCGTCACGTACTGCAAGTTCTTGCAGAGCGTTTTGTACGGCTTGGCGATCCGTCTGCTGCTGACTTTGGAAATCCTGACGCCGCTGAGTTGTGCGGAAAGTGTTCGTGGCACGGTTCTCTACCGCTCTAGACCGTAGACCGGCTGCTTCTCGGAGTAGGTCATTCTGCGCGTCTTGTTCAGCGTTTAACCGCTGTGTTACGTTTACAAGTTTACTTGCAATTTTGGCGGCCGTCTCTGAACCAGAGTTAGTTTTATCTAGTGCGCTCTGCAGAGATCTTTGACGCCGCCCTAAGTTACTTACGGTTTCATTTAGTTCAAATATGCGGGCTCTGTAGAGTTCTACAGCTTTCGTTGCGTCGCCCAGCTCTGCAGTGAAGTTGTTTATGTTAAGGACTGACTCTGAAAATAAGGTGTTTAGGGGCGCGCCTAGTTCTGCTGCTCTTTTGGCTAGATTTAATAAGTTTTTGGTTATGCCTAAAATTTGAGGAGCGAAAGCGACGGCCGCTGCGGTAGCGGCCGTAAGGCTTGCCGCTAACAGCGGTGCCGATCCCGCAGCTTCGAGCAGAGACTGATTTAAGCCTCCAATAGTCTGAACAGCTTTTTCTAATACACCGAAATCTATACCCGGAATCTTGCTTACGGCCGCTACAAAGGTTGTGATCGAACCAGCGGCGCCTACGTCCCGTATCAGTCTGAGTGACCTTCCGAGCCTATTTACGCTCGCGGTGACAGCGGCTACTCGGCGTTCTCCCTCAACCTGGATATTTACCCTGGTCTCGGTGATCCTGGATATAGCTCGCTCAACCTTTGCGACGCCAGCTAGCGCCTTGTCGACAGCGACGCTCAGCGAAATGTCGGCGTTGAACTGGGCCAAGAGTCTGAGCGCCTACCGTTCCAGCCAGTCTAGGTGGCATGAAAAAGCCGCCTTAGCGGCGGCGTTGGGCTTTCTTCATCGCCTTTTCCTGCTCGGCGTTGAGGTGACCGAAGTACAGAGACCAAAGTAATAGTTCTTCTTCGGTCACCTCGTTGAGGAGGCGGTGGAGCGTGCAGCCAAGCTCCTTAGCGACGCCGAGGCAGAGAAGAAGCCAGCTGTCCTTGGCTAGCTCCTTAGCTGCCGCTTTTCATGTCGAGGGGTTCTTCCTCGTCGACACCGATTACCGCCAGCATCATGGCCTGCAGGTCGGCGTCACGGATGTCGTTTTTCAAAGTCGGGATGTCGCCGGCGCTGAACAGCGGTGTGCCGTTCTCGTCTAGCGCCTTACGCACCAGCAGTTGGAGGGCGAATGCTGTCGGGTCGTCGGAGCGGGCGTCCTTTTTGGCTCGGTCACGCTCGGCGGCAGTCAGAGGCTTGACGTACATCTCCACGATGTCGCCAGTTGAAAGCTCGACAGTTTTGAGTACAGGATCAAGCCGTGCACTCTTGACCAGACGGTCGATCAGACGTCCCGAAGCCATAAAACTCCTAATACATTAAAAGTGTAGCGCATTAAAAAAGCCCCACCGAAGTGGGGCCAAAACCCTGGGGGTTTATCAGGCAATCGCGTTGC